TAAGTATTTTTGAGCATAATTTTTCCCAGCTGCAAAACGAATGCTCTCCCCGTTAGGCTGATCGGTAACTCCAGAAATCATTGCATTAGCTCCATTTACATCTCCCACCTGAAGAGTTCCCGTGCTTACAACATTTCCATTGATTGTAGTCTGTAAAAAGTTAGTAACTGCGGCGGTGGCGTTTGCTGTTTGTATCGCATTCTGCGCCTGTGCAAGAGCATTGGCAGAAATTGCATTGGAACTTGATACAGCATCGTCTACATCCTCGGGCGCAGGTGTCCAATCCGTTGCCTTATTTCCTTTCTCAAGCTTTATTGATTCGAATTGGTAATAAGATGAATCGTTTGGTAATCGAAAAAGTCTAATTTTATTTTTTACGCTAATTCCAGGTAGATTGAAAACAAATTTTTCTCTAAATGTTAAAGAATCAACTTTACTAATATTAGATATTTGGGTTGCTCCGGTAGAATCCCAAATACCGAAAAAAGCAGTTGGATTTTGATTGGTGTTTTTAACTTTTACTGTTATGGTATATTCTTGTCCTACCAGAAGATTTTCTGAGAGATCGAATTCTTTAACAAGATAAGAGTTTGAATCTATAAACAACTTTGAAAACCTTACAAGATTTTTACCACCAATTTGGATATTCTCTATTTGTTTATTTGCAATGGCAGTTACAATTAGTATATTCTGATCATAATAACCTTTAAAATTCGTTCGAAACACTGAACCGTCAATATCTGATGTAATATTGAGATTTGAAAGTAACGGAGTAATATATGAGTTTAAAGCGTTATAACTATTTTGATATGCAGTTATTGAAATGCTAAGGCTTGCGGCTGTCGCTGTGTTTTGGAGGTATTCAGATTTTATCCGATTCCACTCATTCAAAGTGGTTTGTTTTTCAGATGGACTAAGCTTACTATCGCTGGATATATCTCCAATTTGGGACAAAGCAGAATCTGCAGTTTGTTGCGCTTCATAAACAGCATCATTAATAGCAGATAAATCATCATTTACAATATCTGTAATTGCTTTAAGCAAATTAACTTTCGCTGTATAATATGTCGCAAATGTTGATCTCAACACACTCCCAACTATATCAGATGTTATATTAAGATTGACCAGTAATGGATTCACATAAACTACAAGATTGTTATAGGCGTTAACGAAGTTTGAAATATTAACTCCATAGGTAGATGCTTGCGACTGTAACTGTGGTTTTTCTCCTACGATAATGTCATATTCTTTTTTTAATGCTTGCTTTTCTTGAGCTGTAAGTTTATTATCATTTGAAATATCCGCTAGAATAGCATTAGCTGTATTGGCTGAATTTTCAGCTATAGTTATAGCATCTTGAACATCCTCGGGCGCAGGTGTCCAGTCAGTCGCTTTGTTACCTTTTTCAAGCTTTACCTTCTCAATTTGATAATAGGTAGCATCATTTGGTAGATGATAAATTCTTATCTTCTTTTTGTTGCTTATTCCTAATGGAAATGTAAAAGTCTGTTGGTATTTGTTAGAAGATATCTTTACAACATTACTGATGAAAATATTCCCGGTAGAATCCCAGATACCGAAAAAAGAATTTGAATTTTGATTTTCTGCCCGTGTTTCAATGGTCATAGTGTATTTTTGACCATCTACAACATCTTCTCCCAAATCATATTCTTTGACCAGGTAAGTATTGGAATCTATGAACTGATTTGATTTGCGCACCAAGTTTCTGCCGCCAATAATAATTGAGCTATTGATCTGGTCATACGCTGGCGAATCCGGTAAAAATTCAATTTTACCTTTAATTTGTCCTGTGTCGAGATCAAACCAAGTTAAACCATCAACAGATTGAATCCTTCCAGTAGTAATGGTACGACCGTGAATAAATGTAGATCCATACATCAATTCGGTAAGTCTGATGTTGTTTTGCGGTGAAAAAAGAACCGCAATCAGGAAGTTGTAAAAATTAGATTCAGCATCAAACTTTATTTTACTGGTAGTAATTAAAAAAGTTCCTGAAGTGCCACCCCTCGAAACTCTCGCATAAATATAGCGGGCTGCGTTATCCGGAATAGTATGCTCGGTCGCTGCCAAATTCCACTCTTTAATTCCATCGCTATCGATTGAGAAATGAACAAGCTTTCCAGCCGATATATTGACAAGATTCGGATTGTTATTTTTATTAGCAGTAATAACCACACCTTCCAAAGTCAATTGTTGAGATTTGGCTCCTACCGAAAGCATATTCGTCTCAATCGAATTTGGCTTTATATTAATTGGATCGAAATATCCATCAGTGTCAAAAACCAATCCCTGCAGTTCCAGCATACGTCGATAACCAGACAGCATCGCTTCACGATTACGGACCGTAACGGTTTCTACTTGAGAGCTGACTGTTTGAATATCTTGTAAAATTTGAGTTACAATTGATACTTCATATGTGTCAGAAATATCAGCTGAATATTTGTAGCCGTTAAAATTTAACAAATCTCTGGTAAGTGATATAATTCTGCTGGTTTTATCAATTGCTAAAGCAGTGTCTTTTATTTTTACATAATCTCCTATACCAAGATGCTTAACGTCAGTACCGCCACCAATGGAAGCAAAAAAAAGAGGGTCAATATCAAGTGAATACTTGACATTATTCTGAGAAAGCTTGTCATAATCTTCGAGCGCTTTTTCCTTTAATTTATTCTCTGCGTTCGTAATGTAGATTTCGGGCATTATGATGTCAATGAAAGTAAATTCATCTCCTATCGCAAAATTGAAAACCGTATCCGCATCAGGAAATTTTTGATTTCTTTCATCTGCAAACTGCTTTAATTCTAATGTTTTTGTGCTGTGGGTATATTTATGAATCTCAAAAGAATATCCAGCTAGATTTCCCTTGTTGATGTGTATTTTCGCAGGTGTTCCAGGAATCAGATATTTTGTGGAAACTCCATCTGCTTTCTTTTCATTTAGGTCAAAATCAATATCCTGACAAACTATTTCTATTGTTCCTTTGTTTTTATTCAAAGTTCCAACAGATGAAATTATTCCTTTGAAGGTTGGCTTTATATCATCATAATTCTTGATTTCTTCTACAAGTCCATATAAAGCCACTTTTGCATTGTCCTGAATGTAATTTCCGTATGTTTGAGGAAGTTTTAATCTTGGAGAGAAATCCTGGTAATTAGTTGGAATATTTTCTGTTGATCCGTAAGGATAAAGTCTCGTTATAACTTGTCCATCTGACACATTATCCCTAGAAAGACCATACAATCCATTACCCATTCCATACTCAAAAGAATATGGCAATGTTGCTCCTATTTTTTTAATATTTAGAGTGTTGGTTTTGGTAACCACATTCTGAATGATTTCAAACTCCTGCTCGAATTCCTTGCAGATAGTTTGGAGCGCACCTAAACATCTTGCATTATCAAATGGTATTGTTTTAGTTTCTGTATTTGCAGGAAATTCACCCAAAATCCAATCATACTCCGTTTCGTCACGTTCTGCATTATTTAACAATGCAATCAAAAAAACATCAATTTTACCGGTTAATGAAAAATCGCCCGTGGTGTAGAATCCTTGATTATCATAATTGAAATAACTTTTACGCAGAAGATCGTATTGAACTCCTTCAAAATTCATATTGTAGATGTAATGACTTTCATTTACTTTCTGCATCTTTGGGTTCTGATTCAAAGTAAATTTGCGCCCAGACTGAATAATGTAATCTCCAAGATAAAATAACATTGGAGTGGTTGATTCAATAGAAATTTCGATTCTATCAGTTGATAAAATTTCTTGAATATGATCAGCTTTAGTGACGGTCACAAATGGAATAAGACTAAAAAGATTAATCTTTTCTATACCTCTATTAACTACAATTTCTCCCATAATACTTCTGCATTTGTACTTAAGTTTGTTATTTCATCAATTTCACCGGCTAATGATATGTAATGTTGATCCTCGGGTGCTGGAGTCCAGTCAGTCGCTTTGTTGCCTTTTTCAATTTTTAATGATAAGAATTGATAAAAGGAATTGTCATTTGGGGCGTGGAATAAAACCAGTTTAATGGAAGCTCTAGGAGCTGTAAATGTTGCCTGAAATTTTGTAGGCGATATTTTAACCAAAGACATTAAAAATCCTGATGGGTCACCTACTTCAAATGTAGATATGGGGTTTTGAGAGACAGCATTTGTAATTACTGTTACGGTATATTCCTGTCCTAAAACGAGCTTCTCTCTCAAATCAAAATCCCGAACCCAATGGCTATTTTGGTCAAGCAGACCTTTGCTGTTCTTAGCCAGATTACGTCCTCCAAAATCATATTTTGTCAATGCTCTATTTGGAATACTTCTATTAATAGTTATATTTCCTTTTTGTGTACTAATATCTCCATCAATATTTATTTCTATCCATTTAGAAGAATTAAATGATAATTGTAAATTTGATTTTTCAGTATAAAGAATTTTTTTAATTGGTTTCTGTTCAATTAATTTTATAGTGAACGTTGCGAAACAAGCGCCATTTTTAAAAGTTTTATTAATTTCAGGTGCCTCTTCAATGTTAATATCGTAAATTCTAGTTTTCATTCCAAATGGTTCTACTGTTAATCTCTGTCTACCAGATTTATTCAGTTCCGAAAACACCGCCCAGAAATTATTAATCATACTGTCAAAATCGCTTCCCTTAACAAAGCCTGTAAGTGTGAATTTTCTAACTTCAAATATTAATTTTTGATTAATGTCGGAAGCAACACCGGAATATTCTGCCCAGTCATAAGTATTTTGTTTTTTTGGTTTTAAACCATCAAACATACCATCACTGGAACTGATGAAAATATCATAGTCTTTAAAATACTTGCCGTTTAAGTTGTAAACTACTTCTCCCATTCTCTAAGTTCAATTTTCACATTGCCTGAAGCTGTCACTTTTGTATTTTTACCATAATCATAGACAGACACTTTAGCATTTTCTAAGCATTCGATTTCTAGTTCTGCATTATCCAACACATTAACTTGAATTATCGCATTTCCAGAAGCTTTTATAATAGCCTTTGAGCTGTGACGGATAATTATATTTGCGACAGAAAAAGCATTATAAAATAGATTTGCATCAGATTTACCAAAGATTCCCAGATACCGGATATTGTAATAAGTTTCAGTAACATCGGTCATCATACCATAATGCAGTAGTCCAATACGATGCTTTCTAAGAAGCTTAATATTTGGAAAATCATTTTCCATCGACCAATCTGAACCTTTAAAATACATTGATGCTAGTTGTCCGTAATTGGAAAAAGTCATCATATTTTTTAGATATTCTTCGCAGATTTTTATATTGCTCTTGCGCAGTTCAATCGCAATTTCTTTTCCTATTTTCATTTTCATTAAATTAATCCGTTAGCTCTTAAATCAGTTGACTTTTGGCTATTCATAATTGTGAATATTCCTTTTAGATACCTCGTATTGATTTCTATCTGTGTCAATTGTAGTAACTGATTTCTAAAGATTTCTTGAGAAGCACGATTTGTCGCCAATGCCTCTCCTTGCATAATTCTAATAGCATTCATTTGTCCTGCAATAACAGATGCTGTTTCTTCGGTAACACCTTTTACGGCACCTTCAAGTGAATTAGCATTTACAGCAGCTTCCCCAAATAAATCGGAGTAAGCGCCAAGAGCCTGCATATAATTATTAGATGCAGAAGACATCATTTGCTTTATTTCCTCTCTTTCAGCATCTGTTAAACCGTCAAATGATCCATTACCATTAGCATCAAAACCCATATTTTTGATAAGCTGCTGAATAATATTTTGCATAGGTTTTTCAAGAAGTTGCATTTTAAGAGCGTTTTTAACAGCATTCTTCATTACATCATCTGCAACTTTTCCATAAGCCGTTGCAGCATCTTCGCCTTTTCCGTAAGCTTCGACTAAAGCATCTGCAAGTTGTGTTGCAAGATCTTTTGCGTTTGTCCCTGATATCTGTTGAGCAATATTGGTGTATATGTCATCAATCTGTCCATTGATAGCATTAATCTGATTTCTCCAATCTTGAATCTTGCCGCTATCGCCTTTTTTCTTATTACCTTCCTCATTTATCATTTTTTGAAGGTATGCCTGCTGAGCTTGAAGATTAGCTATCTGCGTTTGCTGTTGCTTATATGTATCTTCTCCGAGTGCCTTGTTAACCGCTCTTTGTAAATCTTCATATTTCTGTTTTAGCTCTTCAACTGCTGCAGACCATTGCTTGATATTTCTCTCTTTTTTCCGATCGTTATTGAAAAGGGATGATACTGACTTCACAATACCTCCTACGGCTTTAATCCCACCAGTAATTATACTTACAGGATCTCCCTTAGCCATCATTGCTAATCCTTCACCCATTTGTCCAATACCTTCAAGAACTCCCTTCATTTTATCAAGAGCATCCCCAAAACTGTTATCCAAGGAAATTCCCATATCACTCATCATCCCTTCAATATCATTGACGGCACCAGTGAACTGCCCGGAGAGCCCTTGCATAATACCGCCGAGTTCTCCAAGTTTTTTTAATTTCTCTTGAGTTGAAAAGGATTTATTCTGGATTTCATCAAGCAACTCAGAAATCCTTTGAAATGGATTCTTCTGTGCGATAACTCCGTTCAGGGTTTCGATTTCTTGACGTAGTTTTGCGATTCCCTCTGGTGTACCCTTTCCGGACAAAACTAAATTCTGAAGCTCTAATACTAATTTAGCCCTTAGTTCTCTGATTTTTGGAATTGTCTGAGCTTCCAAATTCGCAAAGGCTTGTCTGTATTTAGGATCAGTAACTAATTTGTTAATAAAGGCATTGGTAAATTCTTCTGCTTCTGCCTCGCCTGCTTTTGCTAGGGCATTTGATCTTTGTTCAGGAGTGAGTTTTTTATCAGTTAAAATTCTTTGCCTTAACTCATCATATTTTTGAGTGATGATAATCTTTTGTTCTTCAAATGCTCGATGCTCGACAAGAAAAGACTGATAAATCTCTTTTTGCTTATCAATCTCACTTCTTTTTGTCTCTGCAACAAAAGCTTTTTCGCCATTATTTGGATTAGCCGTTTTATCCAAATCAGATAAATATTGAAGTCTTTCAACATCATTGGTAAACGAAGAAAGAACATCATTTACTTTTTGCTTAAAAACATCTAATTGAGACTGATTTCCAAGCATCTGACTTATGATTTGGGAAACCTCCAGCAATACATCTTTTTCTTCCTCTGTAATCAATCCATTAGTTGATTTTGTTGTTAAGTCCTCTTGAAGTTTTACCAAGCCATCAAATTGAGAAGAGTCATTTTTCAGAAGATCTTTGTAGATGTTGTCGGCTACATTTTGCCCCAGAGTTTCAACAGTTGAATAATATGCTGTCCATAAATTTTGAGATTCATCAAACTGGTCTCTCAGTCCTAATATCTGAATCTTTTTCTCGGCTTCTGCCAGCTCTTTTGCTGTAGATATTCTTTTTGCTTTTAAAGTAGATATTTCTTTCTCTCCCGTAGCCTTAGAAAGAGCTTTATCAATCTCTGACAACCTTTTAGAAATCTCCCCAACAGAGCCAGGCGGAAGAAATTCGTCAGCGGTTTTTTTTGCTGTTTTGGTTGTTTTGGCTTTTTTTGGATTGATTAAATCCTGATATTTCTCAATTTGAGCTTTATATTTAAGCCATTCGGAAGACCCAACTAGAGCTGCTGCTTTTAGTTTCTCAAGTTTTACAATCTCAGCTTTATAAAAATCTTCAGAACCTTTAGATGGAGGTGTGGCAACTATTTTAATTTTTGCCTTCTCAATTTCATCGGCAGCTTCTTTTTGTGTTTTCACGCTTTTTTTAATCAGATCCTCAGCTTCTTTTGCTGATTTCTTAGATTTATTCCCATCATAATTTGTGAATGAAGCTGATATCATCATTCCGGCTTTTCCAAAGAATCCGGCATTGTCCCAATCTTTATCCTTTTGATCTTCCTCGTTTTTTTCGTTGACTGATTGCTTGTATTTCTCAACAGCCAACTCATATTCAGCGGTCGCTTTCGCTCTTAACATTAATGCTTGAATAAACGCATCTGATTGTTTAATAAGAAGATTTTCCGCGTCAGAGACATTTTCAACTTCAACGCCTAGTTTTTTAAACTCATCCTTGTTGTCCGTGATGAACTTCTCTTTCTTTTTCAGGTCATTTCCTAAAGAATTCCATTGAACCTGAAGCTTTTTATAACTGACAATCGATTCTGCTGAACCATCCACAGTTGCTTTACTTAGAGCTTTTTGATCTTCAACCGCTTTTTTTGTCTTGGATGAGAATAACACCAATGCACCAACCACTGTAACTAAAGCAGTCGCAAGCAACACGTAAGGATTCGCTTTTGCTACAGTATTGAATATTCTTTGAGCAACCGTTGAAGCGATCGTGTTTTTAGTCGCCAATGCTTCCGCCCTTGCACGCGCTAATGTCTGCAAAGCCATAACAGATTGGATGATGCCAGATTCTTTTTGAAGAGAATTTTGCAATTGCTGGACACCGATTGCGATTGACATTGTAGACTGAAGCTTGACCATTATCTGATCAAGGCGTTCATTTTCTCCAGCAGTCATTGCTGTAAGCCCTTGGAAAATAGCTAATCCACCAGATGCGAGACCTAAGGTTTGAACAAGCGCATTGAGACCTGTATTTCCGCTTAAAGCTTTCATCGTTCCATTGACTTCATCAATAGACTTTTGATATTCGTCAGCTTTTTTTGACAAGTCCTCATATTGTTGTGATTCTCTTTCTCCTGCAACCACGAGAGATTGCATTTCATTTTTAACTGCAGTTAATTTTTGGCGAAGAGAATCGTGTGTTTCCTTATTGGATTTTACAAAACCTTCCAGTTCTATTAGAGCTTTCTTCTCAAGCTCTATTTCTTTGGCTATGTCTGCTGCATCATTCATTAAACCCAACTGAGTTCTTCCAGGTGCAACACTAGAAATCTGTTTTTGAAGCTCTTTATACTGGTTTTCTAAATCAAGAATAACCTGTTTCTGAATCTTAATATTTTCGGTAGTCGCATCGAAAGCGTTATCAATGCTTTGACCTGTTTCGGTCGCTGTCTGTGACATTTTTGACAAGGAAACATTACCTTCTTGGGCTGCTTTTTTTAAAGCGGCAACATCAAGCTCTGCGGTATATTTTAACGATCCCCCGTTTATTTCTGCCATTAATTTATGATTTGAAAAGTTTATTTAATTTTTCCTGCATTTGTTCTGCAGTCATTTCTGTTAAGTCTGGTTCCGTGCTTTCGTCTGAATCTTCATCATCAGAATAATCAGGAGAATCGACTAATATTTTTTGAAGTGTATTGAATGAAATATCATTATGTAGCTGGTCCCAAGTCCATCCGAATGTTTGGCAGATCTGTCCTCGCCTTCCATAAAGAGTATCTAATCCTGCGACTCGTTTTTCTCTACCAGATCCGCTTCGTTTAGCACGTTGGCGGCGGTCACAAGTCGGGTAGAGTTTATAAAATCCCCAAGATTGCTTGTAATGTCAATTAATTTGAGAATATTATATAAATCTGATGGCTTTAAATACTTGAAGAAAAGATCAGTTTTCTCTGATATTTCGGATTTTTCAGCGTTAGCACCACAAACGGCAATAGCGATGATTTTTGCCATTCTTCTGTAATGTTTTCTGGAATACCTCAAACGATCTGAGTCTGCTGTAAAATCAAATCCTGTTTCATCTAATTCCAGCGATTCTAATGAGATAAGATCCAGCGTTGCCAAGGTGGCTTCTTTAATCAAAAATGAATGTTGAACTTCTGTTA